CTCGCCCACTGTTACGGGTCTATCCGACCCACTATTTCCGCTGCCCCCTGATATACGGGATCGCCCGGCGAACCGGACGAACCTCACGAGGTTCACTCTCAGAAGTTACTGGGAGCCTAAGGGTGCACTACAGACGGAGGTAACACACACATCCCAAAGGTCTTACCCCGGGCATCACAGAGTTACCAATGGCCTGATACCGACCCCGGTCTAGGGAATCACTTCCCTAGGCCTCTAGAGGTGGGTTATCAGATCGTCTGAACAGGCCAGAATATCGATACCACTTCTTCAGAATACCCATTTGCTCCTTAGGGATATTATCCCTAATCGGCTTATGGATATTCCGAGGAAGCGGTAGCGACCCGAGAAGAGACTCGATATCACGAACCTCCTTCCAGAGTGACTCAAGAGTACCCCAGTCAAGGGCCTCTAAAGTCATTTCTTCTAGTTTGGTCCGTAGGTCCCTAGCAGCAATATATGTATCAAGGAATGTCTCCCTATACACTGTCTCATTAAGAGAATCGATAACGTGCAACGGGGTTGTACGCTCGATCCCAGGGTGGGAATCTACACGTCCCCCTTCCACAGGGGATGGTAGATCCTTAACCCAGGCAGCTTTACTGGAAACAGCTTGAGACATATAGTGCTCCCGATCCCGCTTGACAGTTCCCAGACGCTTTGCCTCCTCTAACAAAGGTTGCAAATCGTCTAGCTTTGAAAGGAGAGATGAAATCTCATCCTTAAAGAACTGCCAAGTAAGATTGTCGACTCGGTCCACTACCGAAGCATAACGCGAGGAAACCGATTTCATCGGAATCCAAAACGCTAAACCTCGGTAGGCCGGGCCTAGGGGACCATAGTAAGACAGAATGTAGTTACGCAACCGTTTTGGCAATAATGTCAAACGTTTGGAGATGTTGGCTTTTGCCTTAAACCCGTAACCCAGGACCGACATCGTCTGTCCTAAGGTTAACGAGTACTTCCGGATAAGCTCGTGAAGGCCGGCAAAGGATTGCCGTCCTATCACGAACTCCCGGAAGGAAATTCCCGAAACGTCTTTCCCCCTATGGAAAGTACGCTTCGCGAATTCTAAGGCAGAACCAGAACCGGAACTCATAGATTTATGAGCCCCGATCCCCACCCCCATACGTGACATTAGAGCCGCGTATTGCTTGGCAACAGACTGACTTGCTATGACTACGTCATCTCCCAAGATGGCGTAGCCTGCGAACCACCCTGAACCGGGTTTAACCTTGCCTGCCAAAAAGGCAGACCACTGAACGAAGGCATGATGGATGAATGCCAACATCGCCCATGAACTCAATGCTCCCATTGGTTGGCCGATACCATATATGAGATAACCAGTACTAGATAAAGGAATCGAAACTTTCTTTCCCTTTACCATAGTAACATAGTTTTTCCCACAATGATATTTACGACCAATCAATAGGGATGCCCATAACTCAGCCCCCCAACTTGTTAGGAAGGGAGACAGAAGAACTTTCTGTAGGACAATAGGTATCCGATCGGTTGCAGACGATAAATCGAATGAATGAAGGGAAATTGAAGAAAGAGTTGTTAGTTCTTTCTTCTTTTTCCATTCAAACAGACGATAGATCGGCTGTACCTGATCGAATGTACCGTCCTGAGGAATCATGGACAACAGCTCAAAGATACGCCGATGTAGCTTATCAAAGAGCCATTGAGTAAATGGATCCACCATGGCAAACACTCTCACCTTACCAGCTGGTTCCTCTTTGAACCCCAACCGACCGAGATGGTTCGTTGCCTCGAAGGGACACTCAGGAGAGTCAGGGGCTAGGGGCAGGGAATCCTCCCAAACCCATAACCTCTGACCCCACTGCTCGATCCTGTTAATAACCCATAACGAGTTCGTCATCTCACACCAATTCCGTAGTAACGGAAAGAGTGGAGAGATGAACCACGCATGGGCACTAGCAAGAAGAGCAGCGGGCGATGTCGCCTGAGCTCCTCCGGGTACGTTGCCACCGCGAACGGCTGGAGAACTCTTAGAAATCATAAATGGTAAGGCTTTGAGACCCTTCATGAACGACAATGGAGACCAATCCTCACCTCTTACCCTACCCATCAACGCTTTTGAGTAGCGTTTCAGGGCAAGGAGAAAGTGAGTGCTTATAAATTGACTAAATTCATAAACCAATTGGTGTTCCATGGTCGTCCCGTCAGAGATTGAATTGACTTTCAGCTTAGGAGGACAGTCCAACACTCAATAGAGTGAGAACAATGTCAACCAAAACCGAATAGTCCATTCATCTCCCTGACGAATCCGTCGGCGATGAATAGCCGGGATTATTGAAGGGCACCCACCATGAGTTCGACCGATTCTAGCCCCAAAAGGGGTTAGATCGTGTAGTCTCTGGCCCCCTATATACTGCTGAAGAAGAGAATAACATCCTTTTAAATATAATACTAAAAAGGTATTACCTCCCTTCTTCCGCAAATTATATAGAGTAGCCAGTGTGGTAAGGCAAACCTTGACGACTGATAGGTTGACTCTCCGCCCCAGCAGAGAAACCATACTAAGTATATGTTTCAATGCTGGGCGCCCAAGTTTTACCTTGAGCATGGCATTAAGAGACGCAAATGAGCTTAGCAGCCGGCTCCATGCGCGGCTAAACATTCGCTTAGTTACACGTATGTTGAAGACTGTTAAGCTTATTTGTTATTCATAGAATCGTCTCTTAAACTTCGGTTTCCCTGTGAAGGGGCCGCAGCCAGCCTTGGAAGGCTTTGGAAGAGGTCCAATCAGGCTTACCTAATTTTATCTCACCCCATCCATCCCCCCCTCTCTCTCGCGAGAGATTTGGGAAGAACAAGGATCGACCAACTAGGTACCTGCCACGCATAGTCCCTTTGAGGTACTTTCCCTCTGGGCCTAAGGGCTGTCAACCCCAGGTTACCAGTGCCCTAAGCGAATAAGGCTAGGTCATCCTCCCCCATCAAGACTACGCGCGTCCAAATGGTACGTTGGGTCAAACCCCAGATGCGAGCACACTGATGCACTCCCATCTGAGATTCGCCATCCGGCGACTTTC